AGGGCAGGTAGCCCAACACGTCATCGCAGAGTTGCGCCGTCGCAACCTACGCTTCAGAGTCTATACGCGCTCGCTTCAGCAAGGTGCTGATGCGGGCGTTTTTTCGTCTTACGATATGTCCAACATTGCGCAGCAACTACGGGATGATGACATCACCTCGGTGATTAACTGCGCTGCGATGAGGGACATCAATCTTTGCGAGAAGAACCACGCGGGCGCCGTTGTCGCCAACGAACTGCTCCCAGAGATTATTGGCAACACGGTGCGGCAACTCTGTGTGTCGACCGACTATGTCTTTGACAGCAACGAGGAAGACCGTCCGCTCAACGAAGATGCGGTCAGCCGTGGCGCACTGAGTGTCTACGGGCAGACCAAACTCAACGGCGAGAAGAAGGTCCTTGAGCGCGGTGGCATCATCGCTCGCATCAGCAGCCCCTTCGGTGTCTACCCATCGCCAATGAAGCCAAGCTTCGTGGATATGGTGGTCTCCCACAACAAGCCGATGGACTTGCCGACCGATCAGTTCTTCAGCCCAACATACTTGCCGGATGCGGCAGAGCATCTGGTCGCACTGGCCATAGGTCCGTCCAACGGAATCTACCACCTCGTCAATCAGGGGAAGACCAACTGGATGGAGTTCGCCCGGATGGCGCGGAAGACCCGCAGGGTCAAGGGGAAGATCTCTGGATCAATGCGCTGGGATAAGACTCGCCCACAGAACGGCGCACTTATCAACACACGCCTCCCGCGTTTCCGTACGTGGGCTGAGGCAATGTACGAATATCTCAGTGGAGACATAGCAGAAGGAAGGATCAAGCGATGAAAGTATTAGTGGTCGGGCATCGCGGGTTCATTGGCCCGCTTGTCGTCAAGCATCTCAAGCACGCTGGCGCACAGGTTCACGGCATTGATGAGTCGTGGTACGACGAGAGCATCCGTGGGCTAAACGCAGAACACTTGCCGCACTCGGAGCGCAACGGCAAGAACGCACGGTTCTCGGACATTGATCCGCTTGGTTCCTATGACGTGATCGTCTGGCTCGCTGCGGTGAGCAACGACCATATGGGAAACCTTGATGAGTTCGATACCTTCTGGAACAACTACGAACTGCCGAAGCTCAAGGCAGAGGACTTCTGGGATCGCAACCCGAACGGTCGCTTCGTGTACATCTCCTCGGCTTCTGTCTACGGCGCGAACGGAGACATCGCCAAGGAAGACACGGCGGTTGACCCGCTCACCGCGTACTCCAAGAGCAAGGTCAAGATGGACGAGTACCTCGCCCAGCAGGACCGCTCGTGGGTATCGCTTCGCCTCGGCACCCTGTGGGGTGTCTCACCGAATATGCGACGCGACCTGGTGGTCAACGCCTTCACCTGGGAGGCGATCCACAAGAAGCACATCCACCCACAGTCTGAAGCCAAGCGCCCAATCCTCAACGTGGATGACGCTGGCTGGATCATCTCGCTCGCTGCCATCCTGCCTGCGGTGCAGGGAATCTACAACGCCTGCTCAGAGAACGTCACGGTCACGCAGTTGGCTGATCGCATCGGCAACGCCACTGGCGCTGAGGTCTCACCATACACGGGGAGCGACGGAGACAAGCGGGACTACTGGATGGACAACGCACGACTGCTCTACCACTTTGAGATCCGCGACAGCGAGCTGGCGAAGACCAGCAACCCAGCAGAGATCCTTGACGTAGAGCAGGCGCTGCTTGACTACGGCGGGAACCTCCGCACCCGCACGGAGATCTACAAAGAAGGATTGGAGTGAGCAACTTCTCCTCCATCCTTGACGGGTATCTTGCCCGCAAGGCGGAGATAGGGCGACCAGCCGTCGCCCGATGGCGTGGCTCGCTGCTTGGTGCGTGCATCCGGCAGCAGTGGTACGCCGCTGAGAAGGTGGAGCCGAGCAACCCCTTCCCTGACAATCTCTACCGCATCTTCGAGCGCGGGCACGCCGTAGCCGAAGTGCTGAACAAGGCTGGTCACGATGCCCTTGCGGCTGGCGACTTGCTGGAGTTCCAGGAAGAAGTGCCGATCCTGCTGCCAGAGTTTGACTTCTCTGGGAACATTGATGCGCTGGTCAAGTGGCCAAACGGCAGGCGGGAGGTCTGGGAGTACAAGTCCACGACCAACCGAGGGATGCAGTATATCCGCACCGTCAAGCCAGAGCACGCAGTCCAAGCCTCGGTTTATGCCCACGTGATGGAGCAGCAACTTGGGGAGCCAGTGGATGCGCGGGTGATCTACGCCGCCGCTGAGGACTTCAAGCTCCTGGAGTTCACGCTGGAACGAGGGTGGCGAGACCGCGCCCTGCGTGTCCTGCGTGTGCTACAATACTACGGCAAGCGCAAACCGCCGCGCCTGCCGTCCCGAAGGGGGAAGGATATGAAGGCGGAGTGGCCCTGCAAGGGCTGCCAATGGTTGAAGGAGTGTCGGGGATGAGGAGTATGGGACCAATTGCCAAGTGGCAGAATGAAGATGGGTACCTAACATATTTCCTGTATCAAGCGGAGCAGGGATACAATTTGTACAAGCGAGATCTCAATGCCAGGATTGCAGCAACTGAAAAACCAGTGAAGGCATTCTCACTTGAGGACGCAATCAAGTCTGTTGAGGCAAAGATTAAGCCAGCAGAGAATCAACTCGCAAGAGTTTACTAGGAGGTAATGATGACGCAGCCAGTCAAACTTGCCGCTAAGATTGCCAAAGTAATGGAAGCGGTCGGCTATGTGGCCAAGACAGGAACCAACTCAGCACAGGGGTACAAGTTCGTGCAGGCATCGGCAGTTGCCGACAAGGTGCGCGAGCAGCTCGTGAAGTTCAACGTCTCAATGACACCGACGAGCATCGATGTCATCAGCGAGGGACTTACGCCGAGCGGCAAGCAGACACTGCTTACGCTTCGCTTCACGTGGACACTCACCGACGGAGAGTCGGGCGAGACCATCTCGTTCCAGTCAGTCGGCACTGGCGCAGACTCAGGCGACAAGGCGGCATATAAGGCTGCGACTGGCGCACTGAAGTACGCGCTGCTCACTGGGTTCCTCATCCCAACGGGTGATGATCCTGAGGCCGACCTTTCAACGGATCGGATTGGCGAAGCCGCCAAGAAGATCTTCGGGGATACGGAGAAGGTCGCTCCTGCCCCAGCCAAGAAGCCCGACCTGAATGATTTGGAGTTTTAAGATGGCAGAATTTGCACGAGGTCCACAGGTTTCATATGACGTTTGGCTCTCCGACAAGAAGGAGCCAAAGGAGAAAGAGTTCAAGACCGGGACGAAGGCGTTTGAGTTCTTCGCCAGCCGAGCGACCGATACCTACACGCAGTGGCGTTCCGCTGACAAGGAGACTCGTGGCGCAGAGCCTACTGACAAGTACGTCTACCTGACGCTCACCGTCTTTGACAAGAAGACGCAGGAGCATCTGTACAAGATCTACTACAAGGTCGCAGAGTCCAAGACCAAGAACCCTAGCGAGAAGCGTCCGAACCTACACGTCACGGGCGAGTCCCGCAACGTGCGAGAGTACGACGGCAAGGCCTACGAGGACGTCACGGTTCGTGATGCCTCCCCGTTGATCTGGACGCCAGCGGAACCGCGAGAATGATTAAGACGCCAGAGCAGGCAGTTGCAGCCGCAAGCTGCGCACTGGCGAGGATCTCTACATTCAAGTCCCAAGGGAGGCACGACGGTGGCTGCCCGACGTGCGAACACGACCCGAGGGAACTCTGTCGGATGGTGGCAGTGTTTATGGATGATACCGCGAATGCTGCTGCCATCCGACTCTACGAAACCGAACAGGGGCAGAAGACGATGGAGTCAATGTGGCTGGGGTAAAAGCCCAGAAGGGCGGCAAGAGTGTTCCTCCTAAGTGGACGAACCGACCTTGCATCAAGTGCGCCCTTGCCATTGAGAAGCAGGCTGACGCATACCGCGTCCAATCATTTGAGTTCATCGGATTCAGGAAGTCAACGGAGTGGCACTGGGTGCATAGAAAATGCCTCGATACGAAGTAACCCGCAGTGCGCGGGCTATTGATGACGATCTGGACATTGTCCAGAATAACGACATCTGCTATCTCCTTGACGGTAGGTACGGCAGGATCTACGCTGGCCTCTCCGTCCGCTATGATGCAGCAGTGGCACCAGAGGGCTGGTTCTTTCTGCGAGAGACGATTGAGAACCGCGTGCTGAACAAGGAGTTGGTCGCCTCCGGGCTGGTCGTACTTGGAGACAAGATGATCGTGGGTAGGCGAACCGCACAGTTAGCGAGGGTGAAGAATGGGTAAGATGAAAGACCTAGCAATCGATGAGGCCAATGCCGCTCGGTCGTCACGTGGGAAGCGGGCGAGGCAGAGGGGCAACAGCTTTGAGAGGGAGGTCGCCACTCGCCTCAACGGCAAGCGGACTGGGATGTACGGCGGCAAGAACGACGTAGAGGCTGGCTCATTCGTGATCCAGTGCAAGGTCGGGCTGTCGTACCCAGAGCGACTAGATAAATGGTTAAGAGAACTTAACCCAAAGGCTGACCAACTGGCAGTGCTGGTGGTTGGCGATTCGCCAGGGGCAGGTACACGTCGGCGTGCCTTGGCAGTGATTGACTTCGACGACTTCGTTCAGTGGTATGGCAAGGAGGAACACAATGAGCTTTGAACCAAAGATCATCAAGGCAAACGTCTTCAAGGATAGCCGAGGGTACTTCAGCGAGATCCTCAAGGACTACGGCTTCGCACAGATCAATATGTCGTGGAGCCTTGGTGGCACCTTCCGTGGCATCCACGCCCAGCGGCTGATGGACAAGGCGATGTGGATCGCCAGCGGCAAGGCTATCGTCTACGCCGTGAACCTAGACCCATCGTCCATCCTGTACGGCAAGGTCATCTCCGAGACGATGGAAGCTGGAGACGGCAAGGTCTTCTTCGCTCCGTGGTGGTGGGGTCGTGGCTTCCTCGCACTTGAGGATACGACTGTGACCTACGCAACCACCGACGTCTACCGACCAGAGCACGAGACTGGTATCTCATACATCGGCTTGGCCGACATTGAGAAGGACTTGGAGCGGGTCAAGGCACAACTCCTCGTCAGCGACAAGGACAAGGCTGCCCCGTCCATTAAGACAGAGGGAACGTCGGAGAACCTTGCCAACTGGAAGCGAGCAGGCGACGACATCCTCCGTGATAGGGGTATGGAAGAGTGACCCTTCCGGCAAGGAAGCGAAAGCCTGATGCCGTCCTCGTCTCACAGGTCTGGCTGCACATCTTCAAGATGCTGCTTGACGGGCTAGAGGGACAACCAAACAAAGAACAGTTGGCAGCCTACGCCGCCAACGCCATCATCAAGGAGGTTGACTTTGGCTACGCAGCCTGACGACGGCGAGCAGATCGTTGTCCCCAGCATTCGACAGATCATTACCTCACCAGTTGCCACGCAGCACTCGCGCATCTCGCTCCTCTACGGAGTGGCTGCCGCCTTTGCTGCGTTTGCACCCGTGCCGTTCGGTCCACTCGCAGCGTTCACGATTGCCATCCTCGCTGCTGAACGGAAGAAGTGAAGCTTGGGCTCACGTGTATCAGGTGCAAGGGAAGACTCAAACCTTTACGACAGCCTCCGCAAACACTTAGAGAGTACACGCTCCGTCTATTCGGCTGCGAAGAGTGTGGCAAGCGAGTCGCCGTTGCCTGGTTCATCGTCAACGAACACAAAGCCCGCTGGCTGGAAAGGCTCTATGAGGAACACACCGAAGGACTTTGAGCAGTACTTCCAAGGCCTCTACGATGAGGCGCGGGACATCCTTGTCCAGCGTCAGGCGCAGTATGGTCCAGCAAACATCGAGTCCCTCGGTATCCCCGGCGTCTTCTCTCGGATGTCCGATGACAAGATGAGCCGCATCAAGAAGGCGTTGAGCGGTGAGTTCATCAAAGGTCGTGTCGTCCTCTCGCAAGATTCCTTGAAGGAACTTCAGCACCCGTCGGTGCGCGATGCCTTGATGGACGCTGCCAACTACTGCCTCATCCTTGTGTCGCTCATTGAGAGCGAGTGGTCTAACCTAGAGTTAGAACGAGACCCCGATGATGGGGAATCCTACTGACCGAGACCCGCTAGAAGCCTCCGTAGAATCGCTTCTAGAGGGTCTAGGAGCCACGCAGAGGCACGTTTCTACCTGGGGTGGTGTCTTACCCCTACTTACCCCTGAGCAACGGCTGATGGCCGCGTATGGCGTGTACCTAGCATTGGAGCTGATCCGTGAGCGACGAAGAAGTCAGGCAACTATTCAAGGAGGCAGCAGCGAAAGAGGGTAAGTCGCTGCGCCAATGGTGCAAGGATAACGGCATCGTCTACGAGACGCTCATCGGTCGAGAGATTCCATCCGACGTTCCCCTGTCCGCCGTCCACGATCACGACGGTAGCCTGTTCGGCAACTGCCCAGTCTGCACAAAAGAGTGAACCCCCTGATGGGAGGCTCCATCAGAGGGTTCGGTTGTCGGGCAGGGGGACCGCCCGTCGTAGTTATTGTATCACAACTCTTCCTTGAAGGTAGTCGTCGCCTTGACGAAGGTCAAGTCAATCTCACCAGTCGGGCCATTGCGGTGCTTCGCCAGCGACAACTTGATCTTCTCCGTCGCTTGCCCGTGCTCCTGCCCATTGGGACGCCATAGCAGCATCACAAGGTCAGCGTCCTGCTCAATCGCACCAGAGTCTCGGAGGTCAGCCAGTCGTGGTTGGCCTCCTTCTCTATGCTCGGCGGCACGAGACAACTGCGACAGCGCAATCACGGGAACGTTCAGCTCCCGCGCCATCGCCTTCAGCCCTCGGCTGATGTCGCTGGTCTCGACCACCCTGTTCCCCTCCTTCGTCTGCTTGGTTGGCATCATCAGTTGGAGGTAGTCCACGATGATGAGGTCTACCCCACCATCGGCAGACAGCCGCCGCGCCTTTGACCGCAGGTCTACGGGCGAGGCAACGGGCGAGTCGTCAATGAAGATGCTGGCCTTCTCCAAGTGGTAGACCGACGCTGCGATGCGGGCAAGGTTCATCCCCTCCACGTCGCCCCGGCGGATGCGGAAGATGTCCACGCCAGACGCACCAGCCATCAGTCGGGTCGCCAACTGATCCTTGCTCATCTCCAACGAGAACACAGCGACACGCTTGCCGTGCTTGATGGCAGCGTGCTGCGCAATGTTCAGGGCGAGGCTCGTCTTGCCGACCGACGGACGGGCGGCGAGGATGGTGAGGTCTGACTTCTGCCAGCCTCCAGTCATATGGTCAAGCGATGCCAGCCCAGAGAGCACGCCCTCTGCCGACCCTCGGTTGTGCCTCGTCCAGTCCAAGCGACTGACCGCATCGTTGATGAGTCCGCTCATCTCCGTGAAGTCGGACTTCTTCATTGTGCGTGCGACCTTGTAGATCTCTGCCTCTGCCCTGTCTAGTGCCTCGTCGGCATCGGCGGGGTCTTCGTAGGCAATCTCCGCCACCCGTGAGGCAGCAGTGATTAGCCGTCGCAGCGTCGCCTTCGTGCGTACCGAGTCAGCGTACGACTTGGCATTGGCACTCGTCGGCGTGCGTGAGAGGAAGTCGGAGAGCGAGGCATACCCGCCAGCCTCGTCAATGGCATTGCGCCGTGCCAGCTCATCGCCAACCGACACGATGTCAAGCGGATCGCCCCGCTTGTAGACCTCAACGATGGCCGTCCATACGGCACGATGCTGCGCCGTAGAGAAGTCGTCGGGGTTGATGCCAATGGCATAGCCCATCGCCTCGTCGTCAATGAGGACAGAGCCGATTAGCCCTGACTCTGCTTCCGCACTACGAGGTGGTTGTCTCACGATTCGCCTCCCTTGTTCGCTTCCTCGGTCTCCGAAGGTCGCTTCCTCTAACCTCTTGATCGTAGACGACCTGCTCCCTCTCCCACGCCTGGTCGGCGGTGATGCGTTGTCCGTGAATACGCACTCGGTTCGCTGGGTCGCAGTCTCTCACGTCAAAGAGCGCACCGGTGCGTTCCTCAACTGACCAGGCATCTTTCGGGTCTATGTGTTCCACGTGCGCCCAAAGGCCGCAGTCGTCGCACGCATAGGCGATCTCGTTGGGGAGGTCTAGTATAGCACGCGCACGGCTATGCCCGCTTCTCCTGAGCTCAATGACCTCATCCTCGGCCTCGATGTACGTCGCAATCCATTTGTCCGTGTCGTTGTCGTTTGGTCGTCCGCAAAATGAAATTGCGTCGTCATCATCGTGATAGGAAGTAGTCCACGCCGCGTCTGGGCGTGTGCGGTAATCGTCGTTCCAATGGTCGTCGGGACACGCCATCTCCGCCTCGACGATAGCACGCACGGCTTTGACCCGTGTCGCGTCGTCATCGTCGTGATAGGAAGCGAGCGGCGGCTCGCGCCGCACGCTCAAGAACCGACCTGGTAAGTTCTTCCTCGGAATCGAAGCTCCGTGATGGCGTCCGTAGGAATTGACCTGTACTCGGCCGACTTGGCCTCCCATACGATCATCAGGCCGAGCTTCTCAGGATCGTACGCCTTCTTGCCACCTTTGAGATGCTTGTGTACGCCGAGGCGGCAGGTCATCACCCGTCGCTCGCCCGTCGTGCGCTTGGTGAAGGCAATGGTGAAGAACTTCCCCATAGACTTCTTGATGAGGCGTACCGCCGCCTCAATGGTCAGCTTGTTGCCGTGCTGCGCTGCGTTCGGGCAAGTGCGCGTCCAGCTCTTTCCTGGCTGGTAGGCCTCTGCCTCAAACTGCGTGCCACAATCCCAGCAATAGAACTCCTCGGTCTTCATACTTCCTCCTTCTCTTGTGCCGCCTCAATGGCAGCATCTTCTACGCTCCAAGCAAAGGCTTCCGCCTTCGCCTCCTCGCTATACTTATCGAAGCACCACGTATGCACTAGGCCTTCGTCGTTCTCCCGTGCGTTGTCTGCTCCTTCCACCACATACTCCCCGCAATAGCAGCAGGAAGATACGGCTAGATCATAGTCCCTGCTCACTATTCACCTCGCTTCTGGGTCTTCTGCCAATGCAACGAGACGCCGAGACGTTGATACGTTATCGGCCTCCCGCTCAAGATTGTAGACGTACAATTCTACGTCGCACTCTGGCGCGATGGCCATAATGGCGCGTACAAAATCATCGGCCCAACGCTGCTCGAACACTTCCCACGCTACGCTCCACCCGCGAGCCTCCCAAATATGGCCGCTGATGAACGTCTGCGGCGTTGCGCCGCTGAACCCTGCGTCGTTGAGTGCCTTGTCCACGACATCGACCACCTTGTCCACGTCGTACGGCTTACTCACCGATAGGTACACCTCTGCTGCTGCGCTCATACTGACATCCTCCCTACTGCTATTCCTGCCATAAAGATCGAGAACGCCAGCCACAGGACGCTCATACGCCACCAGAACAGGCGACGCTTATCCTCCCGTCGTGTCCTCTTGATGTGCTCAAACAACTTGCTATGCATTGCTTCCCCCTTCCTACTCGTTGCCGAGCGCAACTTGCGCCCGTACAAACTCCTCCTCACAAGTACCTGCGTGCTCGCAAGAGATCACGACCTCGGTATCCTGCTCGGCGTATACCTTGTCTAGCCACTTGTCCGACCCGCCGCCCTCCCAGAGCAGCGTGTTGTACCCGTAGCAGACATCCGCGATAGGGAACTCCCTCGTAATCGCATCCCGCGCCGTCTGGAAGTACCTAATGCGTAGCCCTTCATCGTTCACCTCAAATAGTGTTTTGCTCTTACCGCTCATACTCGTTGCCACGAGCACGCACAGGTTAGTGTCCGATGAGCCCAAGAACTCATCGTGTACTATCTTCCACTTCGCCATAGCTTCCCCCTTCCTACTTGTCTGCGGGAACTTCCCGCAGCTCTACCTTATACCTACCCTGGCCAAGAGTCAAGCCTCCCGCCAAGATCGTCAATGGTGATAGGTCGATTAAGACTCGTCCCTCGTCGCAGGCCTCGCAATAGTCGCGTACGACGATTCGTACCACCCTGCCCGTGTCTAGGAACACCACGTCCATTTCGTACGGGGTATCCTTGTATCTCCAACTTCCAACAGCTCCGTAAAAACGTTGCTCCCCTCCCCTGCCTCCTTGCTTCTTCGTGGTATACGGCCAGCACGTATCCGTGCGGTCGAGGTACACCACGCCAGCAGGGCATCGGGCGGCGTACCAGGTACTTATTCCGCGTGTGTGCGTCGTCTTCGTGATAGGTGTTGGCGTCGCGTCGTCGTCATCGTGGTGATAGTAAGGCTGCGCCTCACCGCACGCTGCCGCGATGAGGGCGGCGGCGGCGATGAGGGCGGCCACTCCTGGCCTCACGATCTCACCAGCGGCGTCAAGCATACGTGCGGCGCGTTGCCGCAGCTCTGGCCGTGCTTATAGTATGCGTCGAGCATCTTCTCCCGCGTAGGGTACACCTCGAAGGTGTACGATTCCGCGCCTCCGATACCCTCGCCAGATAGGCGGCCTACCCTGGCCGTGCGGTCTGGGTAGGGGTGCTCATACTCTCGCGCCTCCTGCCATCGTACGCGGTAGCTCTTCCTCACTTGCGGCCTCCCGTCCTGAATAGCGTGATGCGATAGGCTAGGCCGTAATGCGTACGCGCTGCCTCGATTGCCTCGCGCTCGGCGCGGCGAGCTTCGCCGTAGGTTGCGTGCAGGGTGTCGATGTCGCCCCCCGCAGCGTGTCGCCGTACAATCCACAATCCTACCCTCACTTGCGGCCTCCCTTCTTGTGCTCTTCTCGGAAGTTTCGCAACGCGTCCTTCTTCGTCGTGAAGTAGTACGCCACCGATACGTAGTATCCGTCGATGATGTCGGTAATAATCCACGCTCCGTTGATTGGGTGCTTGTATGCCGTCATCTTTTTCCCTCCTTCTGCCTCTCGGCGTCGTCGTGCTCGTGAT